AAAGCGATACTGAGGTTCTTTGTAGCGAGCTAGGAAGAAGTCGGCTAGGAACTGAAGCTGCTCAGGCTCCTGAATGAGTAGTCCTGATTGGCTTAGAGTTCTTGGTCCGTAGACTGCCTGAGAAGTTGCATCCTCAGCAAAGGCTTCTTCTGGGAAGACATCTGCGTTTGTTAGGGCAATTCGGTTGTAAAGGTTTTCTGATCCGTAAATAATGTTTACATCGGCAAACTGAATACCTGTATAAACGCCTGCAACTACTTCGTCTGAGAAAACAATGTCAGGGGTGTTCGGAACAGCATTTCTCTCGCGGAAGACAACCTTGCCATCCTTGCCTAAGAACAAAGTACCGAACTCTGAGTTAGCTACAAGCTGTAGGTACTCAAGCGCTCCCGTGCCTTCTGCAACATCTGTGTCAAGCATTGTTGAGTTTCCAGCGTCAATCTCTCTTAGCTCAGCAGGCCAGTCAATTTCAGGTCTATCAAGGACTGTGTTTATGCGAGCGCCCGATAGCTCTGAGTCAGGAGTGAACTCCTCAAGCCCTGCGTTAGTAAGAACCGAAAGAGCGTCAGAAGCGTCAATACGGACAACGGACTGCACGCCAGGCTCGTACTGAATGTCAAAGTCATCTACAAAGCCAATAAAGACTGGTAGGTCGTTGCTGGTGACTCGAACCGAACGCCTAGGAATAAGCTGACCGTAGTATGGGCCGTTCTCATATAGCGGGTCAAAGGTTCTGTCTGAGTTATCTACTGTGACCGAAAGCACACCAGCGTCAATGCGATCTAGGGCCTGAGACTTACCACGCCGAATCTGAGCTGTGACAAGTCGTGAAGTGATATCAAAGAAGCGTTCTCCACCGAGTGTGTAGTCTGTGTTGTCAAGTACGCCTCGAACCGAATCATCAAGCTTGAAGGCGTAAGGGTCTCTTTCGCCTAGGTTTAGACCAAGCTCAACCTTGACCGCGGGAGCTGGCATTACGCACCTTGCCAGACAGCACCAGAAGTGCGCTCGTAGTCCTTGATTGCGTCTACGATGGCTTTACCGATGGTTGCGCCAGAACCGACTCCACCGCTGACATTTATGTTATAAATGGTTTCCTGTTTTCCCTGACCGAATAGTGACTGAGTACCCGTTGTGGCAATTTCAGAGGCTAGTGAGCCAATCTGACCGAATCCTGCGTTTATTTGTCCTAAAGCACCTGCTCCACCAGCGACAAGGGCGCTTGCCAGCCTTGCACCAGCCATAGGACCAGCCTGAATAACCTGTTGCAGTAGCGCTGGGTCAAGACCCATTGTTGCAAGCTGTGAGATGTTTTTGGAGAAATCTTTTACCTTGCTAAGTAGTTTATTCATGTTGCGAATAATTGAGTTAGTAGAACCGCCAAGACTTGTAATGTCAAAAGCCCCCGCAATAGCGTTTTTGATTCCAGCAAATGTAGACTTGACCGAATCTAAGAATGAATTATAAACTCGCTCTCGCTCAGCTAATGCAGCGGCCTCAGCCGCGGCAGCGGCATCTTGAGCAGCCTTGAGGTCAGCAGCAGCCTGTCTTGAGCTTTCTGCAAGTGCCGAAGCAGCTTCCGCTGCACGGCGGTTTACTTCCCCAATGGTTCCTGCAAACTTTGTATTTATCTTGTCTACAGCCGCTTGCCTCTCAGCACCACTCTTTTTTAGGACATTAGTGAGGACCTTGTTAGCTGTAATTAGCGGTTGTTTGCCCGTCAGAAGTTTGTCTACATAACCTTGGGCTATTCCTTCTCCAACAAGTTTTGATTGGGCAACAGCTTTTTTACCATCAAATTTTATGCTCTTGTTTAGCTCCTGAAGTCCAGTAAGTTGAGCAGCAGCAGAGGAGCCTCCAGTGCCTCCTGTTGCACCAGTGCCACCAGTAGCCCCAGAATCCGTGCCAACAGTTTTTATACCAGCTTGTTCTGACATTCGACGAAGTTCATTTGCCGCTTCTCCAGCAGAAATTCTTAGACCGATTACTTGTGCTTTCAGGTTGTCTAGTTTGGCTTTATCAGCTCTTTCAACCTGCCTAATCATTCTTTCTGTTTCTTGGCTAACAACAGCAGTGCTGTTACTTAGATCCCCAAGGATGCCTTCGTAAACTCTATAAGGAGCTATTACCTGCTTTACTGGGTCAGATTTAAGCATTTCTACATTAAGGTTGTAAACTGCGGTCTTTGCATCTTTAGCCGCATCCGCAACAAGCAAAAGTCCAGCAGTTGCCCCCCCTAGTCCGAAAATCAGCCAGCCTGTAGGAGTAGCGAGTATTGCAGCATTTAGAAGTAGGAAAGCTATACGGAAAGCATTTATTAGAATTGTTACTTGAACAAGCACGCCAAAATTCTCAGAAATTACTCTAAAAGTAGTGCCAAGTCCATCTGCCAGAGCTGATACTGTTGCACCCGTGGTAGTAGATTCATCGCTCATGTCCTTTATGAGCTGAACAAACCCACCTAAAGCTGGTTGGGCATCAGAAACAGTTTGTGTAAGCCTCGGCGTTAGGTCATCTACTAAAAGCTTTAGCGCACCAACCAACTCTCCCATAACTGGTAGTAGCTGTGCGCCAACACTTGCTTGCAGATTTTCAAACTGAGCCTGCAATTTCTTTTGCTCTACATACAGGTTGCCCGATTGAGCGCCAAAGGCTCCAGTCGCATCTGCAGCACGCTGGTAAAGCAGTTCCAAACGAATTGTCTGTTCGGCGTTTCGTCTTTCTGCACCAGTAAGATGATTTAGTTTTTGTGCAACAAGCTCGGCGTTTATTTCGCTTTGTTTCATAGCGACACCGAATTTCTCAATCGGGTCGTACTCACCACGGAATAGCGCAGTCATACCAAGCAAAGCTTCTTGGACATCGTAGCCATAGGTTGCAGCTAGGTCTACACCAAGAGATACAAGTTTTTGAGTTTCAGCAGTAACAAACTCCATGCTGAAACCAGACTGCTTTAGAACAGATCCCAAGAAGGTTGAGGCTTTGGCTGCATCTTTTTGGCTAAGACCAAGTTGCTCTGCATCTTTTGTAAACTGGACTATCTTAGGTGAAAAATCATCAAAAATTGTTCCAACTGAAAAAAGGTTTCTCTCTAGGTCACGCGCAGAGTCAATAGACCCTTTTGTAAATTGAATCGCTTTGGCGGCAAGACCAAATGAAGCAAGAGCAGCTCCGACTTTACCAAGTGTTGAACCAAGACCATTACTGGCTTGACCAAATGCCCCTAGCTGACGCGTAGCAGCGGCTAATCCGTCTCCTTTGAATGTGCTGACCACATTCAGGAACATTTGGCTCATCGGTTCTTCCTATCAATCTTTGCTTCTGTGACGGCTATAGTTTTTGCTATCGCTTTTTCGGCTTCTTTTTTTGCTTCAGGATAGGCTTTGTCAAATCCTGGGTAGACCTGTCTGGACTTTTTGCGCTTACTCGGTTTGGCAATAGGACCAAGGTTTTGAAGAAACTGGCTAGTGCTTTTAGGGCTAAGTATGTGGTTTCGCATAATTTCTTCGCCACCAAACTCTCTAATTTTATACATCCTTGTATACGAGCGCCCACTTGATTGTCTAGCAACATCGCTGAGGACAGTAGCAGCAGATCTAACTCTTAGTCGAGCAATGCCTGTCTGTCCTCTTTTGGGTTTATTGAAGGCTTCTACTAGAACTGAATCATAGGGTTGCCTCTTGGCTCCGCTTACTGCACTACCAATGTTCCCGTAGTCCCGACTCCAACCAGTACGACCACCATGACGCATACCGCGCATAGGGGCTTCACCGCGGTATCCCTGTTGTAATTCTTTTTTGACCGAGCTTTGTACTGGTCTAGCTATCTCTTTGAATCTTTTTTTCAATTCAAACGACTGCTCTTTATCTATTTCATAGAGGGCTTTAGCAAAGACTTTCCAGTCTGAGGCGTAGACCTTCAAAGCGCTTGCACGCCCTGAGTAAAGTATCAATGCCATTTAGTCCGCCTATCTAACCTAAGTCTACCGAACAAAAAAGAAGCACCCCGAAGGGTGCTTCTTCTCAGCGCTTAGGTGCTTGGTGTGTGGCTCGCCATACAAGATAGCGACCAATGGTCCAGAGCATCCTCTCATCAAGCTTCATAAGCTCAAGAGGGCTGATGCCTGTCTCGACAGCTAATGTGGCGATGTACCAATGAGCTGACGATTCACCAAGCCCAACTATTTTTTTTGTTCAGACGGGCTAACACTTTCTACGGTGTCCACCCACTCCTCAAACGAAAGAGTAGTTGCTTTAGTGCGGGACTCGCTTGCCCAAGCTAGGAAAAGCAAGTGAGTAATCTTGATGTTGTTTTCAAGACTGGCTATTGACATGTCAAACTTGGTTTCAAGCTTTACCATGTCAGACGGATTGCAAATGATTTCTTTTAGCTCATCTGGTTTGGCAGAGTAAGCAACTTGTAGGTTTAGTCTCATTGTTTTATCCTAGCGGATTACGCTGCGGCTGTTGCTCTGGTGACTTCACCAGATACAGGCCATGTAACCGAAAGTGTAGCCAAGTCACCGACTGCACCAGCGAAAGGCTGGTACTGGGTTACTAGAGCTGTGAACTGGTACTCAGGGTTGGTAGCGGTGACTGTGCCAGTAGTAGGCGCAATCTTTACAGCTACGGTTGAACCGAGTAGTGGGAACAATAGAGCGTCTACAGAGCCAGCTCCGAAGTCCTGGTGGAAGTCTAGTGATACAGAAGCGTCTTTTAGGCCACCGATGCGTGATCTGTAAGTGCTTCCGAAAGCTGTAGTCTCAACTTCGTCTGATGTGATGTCAAGAGTAACAGAAGCTACATCGTCACTGATGACGGTAGTGCCTACTGTAATCTTGTAGTCTTTTGCAAAAAACTTTGCCATTTATTTCTCCTAGTTTGCTATGACTGTGACGGTGAAGTCGGCAGCCAGGTATGTGTTATCAT